CACCACATCGCCAACAGAGAGCCCAAGCTCTTCAATCCAAGGAGCGTTAAAAGCAACGCGAGCTTTGCGAACAGGAGAGTCGGTAAGCTTGACCACTTCGATAAGGTCGCTTTGTTCCCCAGGATCAGGACCTTCTTCAACAGGCGAGAGAAGAGTCCAACCGCCAAGACTATATATGTGTCCACTTTTTGCACTCTTATATGCTATAGCCTGGTTGTTTACAGTATGATCTGGGTCGTAACGAACAAGATAGTGGTTGTCATTACCAGTTAAAGGTTGACCATCATTGATTACAACGAGGTGGTGAAAGTATAGTGTATCACCAACTTTAACTCCTGTATTGTGTTTTAAAGGAGAACACACAACAGTCGCCTCATTTACTCTATGTTCAAATTCATTAAATCTTGAATCTACATAAAGCTCTAAACCACCGTCAGTGGTAATTGTGTCGTTGAGTTTTTTTTCTAACTCAACAACAAAAATGTCTAGTGTTTTCATTTTAATTAGTAGCCGCTACTGCCGCTGGACCTTCCTGTTGAAGGACGCCTTTGTGGTGCCCTTCTTGTAAGTCTTCGGTTGGTAGCTCTAGTTGATTGAATTTTATTTGCACTTGCTTGTTGACCTCTAAGCTGACGCTGAATGCTAGCTACCCTTTCAGCTACAGTTCTGTTTACTGGTCTTAGTCTGGCATGGGGGGAGGAAGTGTGTGTTGCCCCAACCATAGCCCCTTGACTAACATGAATGTGGTACCTACCACGGTATGGCCTTCCATTTGGAAGAAGAAACTCAGAACCGTTGGTAGATAGGTTGTTCATGTTTGTCAGAAGTTACAGTCATATTCAACAATGCAGGGCATGTCATCTACAGACTTCCACAGCACTTGTCCATTTTCTGATTGTAAATATACGAGATATCTTTTTTTCTGATATCTATACAGATGCTCTTCATCCATAACTATAGCAGAGACCTTTCCGTCTCCTGCTCTCATCCCCACGTAGTAGGCCATGGCATCTTTAGGGTCTCTGCCAATGATGATTTTTCTAATAAGTCCTTCCATTTTAATTTAATGATATACCCAGCCCATCTAATAGATCGTTTAGATCTGGACCTTGGTCTTCGGGCGGACTGTAAGAGTCCTGCATAAACCCAGTTATTACATCTAATTCAAGTTCGTTTTGAATGTTGTAGTGGAAAAAAGCCCGCATGTTGCTTTTGTCCTCATCAATTTCTTCAAGCAAACCTACAACAAAAGCCGAAATGACTCTGTCGTTCATGTCATACTTGTGGCATATCTCCAAAAAAGCTTGAGAAATTTCTTGAACTTCAGACCAGAACCCCTCTTCTTCTATATCTTTGTAATCCATAACTATGCCTAAAAGTTTAGTTTCCAAAAAGAAGCTCTTCCGCGACTTCTCCCACCTCAACCAAAGGTACGTAAAAAACAACTACCTCAAGCGGCTGAGAACTACCATGATGTCCTTCTGCGACAAGAGGGACATCTTTGAAAGAGAGATGCTTTTTATGCTGTGGTGTTACGATCTAGAGTTCTTCACCCTGAAGTATGCAGCTAAAGATTACGAATACTCAGAAAAAAAACTAGCGGAAAGACTTGTGTATCCGTTAGTTAAGGAAGGTTACCTCTACAAACACTTTGACAAGATGACTCCATCCAACAAGTTGGAGGACCACTTGTTTAGAGAGGAAACGAAATACAACTATAGGGTGAGATATGCCCTATCCCAAAGAGGGCGCCTGCTTGTTCAGGCCTTTTACAAGAAACTTAATTCTTAAACGCTAGCCACAAAGACTTCTACGTCAACGTCAGCGTTGTTGTCATTGACAGCAATGATGCTTTCTAGATCCACCAAGCTTCCAATAGCAGTAGCGGTGGCTGCATCGTCATCAACAGCAGCAACACCTACAGACTTGCTTAAGATAAAGCTGGTTCCCGCGTTTAGGCGGATGCTTGCCTGGGTTGACGCATCAGCGTCACCATTGGCAGCCAGCTGCAAAGACAGGTGAACGTCGTTGCTAGAATCCAGGTTTGTTATTCTGATGTATCTGACATCGTCGTCGTCCATAGCGCTATCAGCAGTAGTGACGGCTGTTCTAAA